CTTCTGGCAATCAGACCAGTTTTATTAGGATTTATTAAAACGGAATCTCTTCTATGATATGGATTGGCGAGTTCCATCATTAAATAAAAATCTTTAAAGGTCATCATATTACTATTTAGTCAAAAAATAAAGGGGACTCCGAAGAGTCCCCTTTAAAAGTTTTAAATTTTATTTATATATTAAGGATGGAAAACTGATTTTCCAGATCCGCTAACATTAGCAGCCCGTCCATTAGCTTTCATGGACTTTCCATCATCATACTTAGTACTGGCAGGCATGTACTTTTCAGTACCGGGAGTCTGAGAGGTTTTCTCAGCTTTACCGTGAGCTGAAGTTTTTGCAGCCATAGCTCCAGTTACAGTTTGGTTCTTGTTTCTTAAAGATTCTCCTTTATTTGCGAAGGGAACATAACCTGATTGGGGAGATTCTTTTAGTTCTCCTTCTTTTTCTTCATCAGTTTCTTCCTTTTCTTGTGCGTCTTCTTCGGCATCCCAGCTTTCGGAAGATTCGTCACCGAAAGATTCTCCACCACCTTCTTGGCCTTCTTCTGTTCCACCTTCTAGACCTTTTTCTCCATTTCCTTCTTGACCTTCTTCGGAATTACCTAGTACACCACCAAGCATATCATATAATGCCTGTGCAGTAGCTTTGTCTAATGTTAGTGTTACTTGATCTTCTTGACCTTCTTCGTTTCCGAATTCGCCAGAGCCTGAATCGGCACCAGCATCACCAGTAGGATCTATACCTAATGCTTGTTCGTCACTTTCCATTACTTCTTCGAATAGTTTTTCAAATAGAGATTTGCTCATATTTTTATTTACTCTCGAATGTATTATTTTTTGAAGTTTTTTTAATTTTTTTTCATTTTTGTTAAGTATATACATGCCTAGAATACCAAAAAAAGAAATTTACATGAATAATCCAGCCCTACCAACAGTAGAGGCTCAGTTCGAATGGACACCAGAAATGGTTGCAGATTTGAAAAAATGTAAAGAAAATATTTTACATTTTGCCGAAAATCATTTTTATATTGTCAATGCAGATGACGGAAGAATTAAAATACGATTACATTCTTTTCAAAAAAAAGCACTTAGAATGATTAGAGATAATAGATTTAGTTTATTTTTGTTTAGTAGACAGGTAGGTAAAAGTACAATTGCTACTATATTTTTATTATGGGTAGCAATGTTTCAAGATGATCAAAGAATATTGCTTGTAGCAAATAAAGAAAATACCGCAAAAGAAATTTTTAGGCGAGTTAGATTTGCATATGAAAATCTTCCGAATTGGTTAAAAGCACCAATTCAATATTATGGGCTAGAAGCTATGGAATTAGCAAATGGATCTCGTATATCTATAACTACTACAACAGGAACTGCTGGTAGAGGATCTATGGCTAATATATTATTTGTCGATGAAGCCGACTGGATAGAACCTAATATGCTCGATGAATTTTGGGCATCGGTATATCCAATTATTTCATCATCGACTAAATCTAAAATTATTATGGCATCTACTCCAAGAGATACTTCTGGATTATTTTATAAATTATATGATGGATCGGTAAAAGGTACAAACGAATGGGTTCATATGAAGGTGCTTTGGAATGAAGTTCCCGGACGAGACGAAAAATGGAAAAAACAAACTGTAGGTTCTTTATCAGATATAGGAATGTGGAAGAGGGAATTTGAATGTGTCGATGGGAAAACCCTCATTACCATACTAAATAGTAATAATGAAGAGCAGCAAATCACAATTGAAGAATTGTACAAATCATTCGAATTAAATAAAAACAATATAAAAATATTAACTCCTAATGGATTTGAGCCATTTTCTGGTATTCAAAAATTAACAAAAGATTGTTTAGAATTAATATTAACTACTACATCACTAAAATGTAGTAAAAATCATAGAGTTTTAACTAAATCTGGTGAATTTAAAATTGCCGAAGAATTAAAAATAAATGATGAAATACAAATAAAAAATGGATTTGATAATATTATCGAAATTAAATGTATTGGATCTTTACAAGTTTATGATTTATTAAATGTAGAATCTAATCAATATTACACAAATGATATCGTATCTCATAATTGCGAATTTGATGAAGTGGGAGAATCTGCAATAGATGGTGATCTTTTTGATAATATGAAAAGATATACAATGGAACCCATGTTTGTATATGATGATGGGAAATATTTATTATGGGAAAGACCAAACGATCAAAAAATTTATGTGGCAGGAGTTGATATAGCAGAAGGAGTAGGAAAAGATGCCTCGGTTATACAGATTTTAGACATCACAGAACCCAAAACAATAAAACAAGTAGCAGTTTATCATAATAATAAAATTACACCATCAGAATTTACTCCAAAATTAAGAGAAATTCTACAACATTGGGGAGATCCATTAGCAATGATAGAACGAAATAATTGCGGAGGACAAGTTGTAGATAATTTAAAAAAGGATTTTAATTATGATAATATTGTAAATTGGGGTATTAATAAAGTTGCAAACAGAAAATCTTTGCAATATGGAATAGTAGCTCATACTAATACTAAATACGATGCGGTAATGAATCAAAGATATTGGATTAATACTATGAAATCTATACAGATCAACGATATTAATACAATATTAGAATTAAAAGATTTTGTTAGGCATCCAAATAAAACATGGGGGGCTAAACACGGGGCACATGATGATCGGGTTATGTCTTTAGCATGGGCATTAATGATATTACACGAAGATATAGCCCCAGTATATTTTGATATTATAGAAAAAAACGAAAGTAGTAAACCAGTATTAATAAAATCTATGGATTATGGTATAAAATATTTTAACAATCCTTCTTCTATATATAATAACGAAAAAAATGGAATAGGTGGTGATGCATTACCTATTATAATAGGAGGTTCTAATGAATCATTGAATCCGGAATATGATGATTTGTTTTCGCAAGGATGGAAACCGTTTTTCACTTAAATAATAACATGAATCATTATGACCAATCTATACTGAATAAAAGCAGGAAAGACAAATTTGTATTAACTTTAGTATTACCGAAAGAATTAATACCATATAATAAAAGATTAGATAGAAATAATACAAATTTAAATTTAGACACTTTACAATTCTCTATTTATGGAGTGGTAGTACCTAAAAATAATATACCAGCAGAAGAAGTAAGATATACTGGGAGTACAGTATTCGTTTCATCTCATAACAAACCTTCATATGATCCAGTTTCAGTAAATTTCACTATTGATAATGAATTTAATAATTATTGGGTTATACATAAATGGTTAGATTTACTCAGAAATGAGAAAACTGGTATTTACGATGGAACCGAAATTTATAACAAAGATATGGGATTGGGTCGTTATTCTTCTGATATAATTTTAACAGCAAAAGACGAATTTCACAATGATATTATACAATGGACTTATAAATCGGCATTTCCAATAACCTTGGGAGAAATAACATACAATTATAGAGATGGATCGGAAGTTGAAACAAATTTTGAATTTGTTTTTCGGAGGATCGAAACAAATTTATTAAAAGTATAAAAAAAATCAAGTAAAAAATACTAAATATCTTTATGGCAAGAAGCATACAATCTCCCGGTGTAGAAATCATCGAAAAGGATCTTTCATTATCCCCAGTATTACCAGCAGGTACTAATATATTTATAACTGGATTCGCAGGTAAAGGCCCAACCGATGAAATTATACAAATAACTTCTATAGAAGAATTAGAACAAGTATATGGAACTCCAACTAATTCGGCGGAAAGATACTTTTATTATAGTGCTAGACAGATATTAAACAGCTCTTCTGGTAATTTATATGTAAACAGAATGCCCTATGGTGATGGAGCAGGAGCAGGTTACGGAAGTGCATATGGAGCATTAGTGTATCCTGTAATGGCAGTGAAAGAGAATTATATAGAAACTTACACTAATACAGTAACAGGAATAGATGCAACAATGTTCAAATTGTCTTCTGTAGATTCTAGAATTACTATAAACCGAGAATTGCTAGCTCAAAAAACACATCTTATCACTAGTGGTTTAGATACTTTTGATGTATTTAGTTTAGCTGCTGGATTAAATTTGATCGAGGGGTTAACCGAATATTATTCTAATAATAATAACAAAATAGGATTTGATGCTACATTGGGATTTGATGTAAGTGCATTAGCATTAAGTGCTAGAGATACCGCCGCATTATTTACAAAAAATTCTACAGAAACTAAATCGGAAGTATTTAGAAATGTTGCATTTATACCAAAAGAAATGTTCCAATTAACGCAAGTTGTAACAATTATCGATTCGACACCATCATTAGCAGTAATTAAAACCAATTT